TCTCGTCATTGGAACAACTTCGCCAGTGTCCCTTCGCTTGACCATCGGAACTATTAGGTCACCTCTTTTTTTAAAACTATGTAGTTCTGCTTCTCCCAGAGTACCGTCAGATTTTAAGAATGTATTAAACTCAGGCCGTAAGTTACTAAGGCGAACAATCTCCTCTGGGCGTTCGTTATATACCGAAAGGTAGTCTTGCTTCTCAGTAATATTGCCAGTGTGCTGAGCAATAGTACCTATAACCTCGCGAAAGCCCTGTACGTTGAGCCTCTCGTTTTCTTCGGTATTAATGATGTCTTGCTGTTCACGAGCCAGTTTTAGCGATTCGCGTTGGCGGTTAGAGTCACGTTGGTCACGGTAGGATGCTTGCGCGCCTGACACTGCTCGTTCTATTCCTGCTGCTATGCTCATCGGTAGTTACCTAAAATGCGAATGCGAAAATTGCGGCAGCGGCGAGACCACCTACTGCACTATAAGTTTGCGCTTTAGAAGCCGCCTTAGCAGAGTCGTATGCGTTCTTGCGTTGAGTCGCGCTCTGCGCCGCGCCTTGCATCTGACCAAGTGAGGAGCGATTGACCCCTTGTCCGATGTTAATAAGGTCGCCTATAGCAGCCTGGTTTAAATCTTTTTGGGCAATGCGCGCATCGTTTACTGATTGAGCCGCCCCAAGATTATTCGCGCGCGCTAGGCCGCGTGACTGTTCTTGCTGCTGTGCTGGAGTTAGTGATACGCCATATCTGTTTGCGTTGCGATTAGCTACTCCGGCCATAAGCCCCTGAGCTTCTTTGGCGTTAACTCGCGCGTCATCAATTAGTGAGGTGTCATTCTGCGCTCTATCAAGAAGGTCCTCTTCGAAGCCGCGATACTGGCTCACATAATCCATGTAGTCGTTGCGAGTAATGCTCGCGTAGGTCTTGTCGGGGTCGGTAACTTCTGGCAACTGGGAAACAAAATCGCCGCCAACACTGCCTATCCCTGCCCCGCCTCTGCTGTAATCCATTGCTATTCGTGACATTTTTTAGCGCTCCTTAATATGTGCTAAACGCGTTTGAGTACGATAGTCGATTACCCAAGCCGGAGACTTTATTGCCCGCGCCATCGACTGGAGACGTAAAGCTGCCCTTTACCGTTTCCATATCTGGTACTTGATTTCCGTCAGGGCCTGCCTTGGTCATTTTGTTACCGTTTGCATCGGTCTTTTGACGCTGGCCCTCTGACTTCATATTCTTAGCGCCCTGTATAACAAAAGCAGTGCCTGCTTCTGCTAATGCACCGAATTTCGCTGAACGAACTTCTTGCTTCGCTTTCGCCTGGGTCAGTACTCTCGACGCGCCCATGTTTGCCGCTGCAGTCATGCCCGTGGTTGCGTCTGCAGCCTGCCCTCTAGCTGTACCTAGTACGCCAAGCTGCATATTGTTTTTTCTTTCGAGCCCCGCTTTATCTGCTAGCCCCAACTGCGCTTGGTAGGCTTGAGCTTCTGCTCCACCATTTGCTCCAGTCGCCGCGCGGTCATAGCTCGCTTTACCTGCAAGTGTCTGCATAGTATCCGCGTTAGCTCGACCCCTAAGTGTCTCAACGCTATTATCGTTTGTAGACGTATCGCGCATTTTCTGGAGAAGAGGGTCGTACTTTTGCTTGAAGTATTTGTTCTCGGCCAACGCAACAGCAGCTGACGCTTTCTCAGCAGCAGAAGGTTTATATTCGGATTTTTTAGGTTTGCTGCTCATTACAGTTCTCTCGTGTAAACCACTGTTTCCTTTCTCCAGCCGTCTGCCAAGAAATATCTTTCTAGGGCTGTAACTGGCGTTCGCGTTTCAAGGGTCTTGAACCCACTTTCTTTCGCTACATTGGTGAAAAAAGGTATGTACTTAATCGCGCAACTTTGTCCGCGGTCCTTTGTCCAGGCCAACCAGAGAAAGAACGTTCTCGCCCCTGTAAACTCATCCCGCTCTGCGGTGCTAATTACAAATCCCTCGGGTGCAACCCAGAGGTGCGCTTCTTCATTCAGGCAAGCTGCATAAACATCTTCTGCTCTGAACGTAAGCTGAGGTTGCTCAGCTAAAATCTCTTCGATACCGCGTTTTACCCAATTCCATTCTTCACGTATGTGGGCAAGTACTGGTTCAACCGCCGTTACCGTAACGTCTGCGTCTTGTTCGCCATGCGCCTGTTCCGCCATACCTAACGCTCCTGCGTACTCCGGTGTCCGCGTTTCGCGCTCTACGCTCAGCGGCTTCTACACCTTGGTTAAATAATTGTCCATAGACTGATGCACCTTGAATGTCAGACCAGTCTTTGTTTGGAATTCTTAGTAATCTAAAAAGTGCGCCATTTACGATCGTGTCTCGATAGTCGTTCATCACGTCGTTGTCGCATGCAGTGCTTGAGTGTGACGGTTTTAAAACAGCTCTTATAACAGTACTGCTTACCGCGGTAGCTGCCGGTACAGGCGCTAGCGAAAACAGGCTTGATGTTTGCTGTAGAAAGTATTCAGGTACGCCCGCTTCCGTACGCCATTTGGGTATACGCTGCTCCAACAAGGAACTAGTAATAGGCTCTAAATCAACGCCTGCATGAGTAACCCACAGGATCTTTTGGACACTAGTACCCGAGGGTGCTTCTAAGTCGTACTCATAAATATTAGCTACCGTAGTTAAAGGGTCTAGCTCTTGCTGATAAACACTCGCGCGTTCGCACAGCTCAACCACAGCTGCTCTAATATTGTTTTGGATTAGGGAGTCAGGGCAGCCTGGAACCATTGGTAGTATTTCAGGTAGTAGCGTCTCATAGGAAATCGCCATACGTTATTATCCCTGCCGTTGCTGTGCTGGATTTCTTCGTTCCATATTCGGATTAGTAATGGCGTCAATCTGCCCCTTACCAGTAACAGATGTAGTAAAGATCTGAAAATGACTGCTAGCTCTTTGCGCATTACCTGCATATTCCGCGTCTTTCATGTAGGCCATGTACAAGACGTAGTTCATGACCGCGTTGGCGAAGATATCTGGTATTGATAAGTTAGCATTCTGGGCAACAGTCGCAGGATTCGAACTGTAAATTATTTCTAAAAACGCACTGCCAGCTACGCCTGGATAGACATAAAAATTGCGGGGGTTGGACTCATCATAAATGTAGTGCTTAACAATCGTTGTATGAGCAGCATCGCCCGCAACAGTGGGGTCATGCCAGTCAGGTGTCTGTGCGTCAAGTACTTCACGGTCAACTAAACGTACTGCTCGCTTTCCGTTTCCGTTACTCGCCGCAGACATATTACGTACAACTTTCAACAGGCGGTTCCCACCAGAAGGAATATCCTGCTTGGTCCCAGTATCAAGTGTGACTGTGGCGTTAGTAGCACTAGCATCGGGCTTTAGTAAGGCTATCTCCCTTTGCGCGTCGTTGATCCACAAAACGAGCTCTGCAACAACAGGCCATCTAACACCAGTGGTGTCTTGAAGCACTGTCTGCGCTCTGTCTATTACGCTTTGTACTGTTACTGCCATGATCTTATACCTATGAGTTTAGTATTGATTCCCACGCGGTTTCTCGGGCGTCAGTGTCGATCGTCTCGCCCATAACCTTGTTCACTGCCGCGGCTTTGGGGTAGCCGTCAGCTTTAAAATTCTTTGGGTCGCCTTCGTCCATCATTCTTTCAAGAGCAGTAACGAGGACGGTGTTGTGCTTTATTTCTGTCGGCGCGACAAAAAGTTCATCTATTACTTTGTCTACTTCTTCGAACACTGCTTCTTCAGCTGCAGCCTCTTCAACAAATTTGGTGGTGTATTCTTTTGCGCCCATCTGTATAGCTAATAGGCCAATTTCTTCAGACATCTCTCGAGGCACGCCTGCTTCAAACAAGACGGCTGTTCCGCCCATCGTGGTCACTCGTAATGACTTGCTACTTACAATCTTCATGATTAGTTCCTATATAAAAGAAAGCCCCCTCCCGAAGAAGGGGGCGATTGTCTTACTTACTGTGCAGTATCTAAGCAGATAACGCCGAAGTCCTGTACGTCACCAGTGATATCACTGTTGTACTTAGGCTTACGGAATCCGAAGATCTTACCGACAGAAATACCAGACTGGTTGCCATAGTCGAAAGTATCTTCAACCATTTCAGGTAGTCCGATGTCAGCTAGAGCTAGAGCCTGAGCACCACAGAACAAAGCACGACCGCCAACAATAGAAGCGTCTGCGCCCCACTTGTAGCCAGCTGCACCAGCGTTACCAGAAGCGCCAGTAGTAGCGCCAGAAGTGTTAAACACATGGCGGAACTCGTGGATCATTACACCGTCAACCATCAGGCTAGAAGAACCAGCGAACAAGCTGTTAGAAGCACCACGTACACCAGCGTTACGAACGTTAGCGATGAAGTCAGCATCTAGCTTCAAGTTAGCCATCTGTGATGGAGTAACAAACATGTGATAAGTTTCCTGGTTACCAGCACCACGAATACCACGGATGTATTGATCTTTAGCATAGGCTTTCAAGTTAACGATGTGCTTGTACTTGAGTTTGTCACCAGCTACCAAAGCAGTAGTGTCACCAGCAACGATGTTGTCGCCATCAACACGACGGTGTCGTGAAGCAGTAGGTGCAGAAACGTCAGAAGCAAACTCAAGATCAACAAGCTCTTGTCCGTTTACAGCGCCGCCAACTACAGTACGAAGGCCACCGTTGTTCTTGTGAGTGTAAGCAACACCTGACAAAGTCAAGAATGCCAACTGGTCACAACGATCCGCGATTGCATAAGCAAGTGCGTCACGAGATTGCTCACGGAAGTTAACAACAGTCTTCTGGTCAGTCATACGGCCAGCGATGCGGTTAGCGAAACGTA